ACAAAGTAGCGCTGATCCGAAACCTCGATGGTAACGGTTCGGCGGTCACCGAATGCTGTACCCATGCTCAGGTCACCCAAGAGGACATAAGGCGTGGATGCTGCAAGGGTCTTCTGCATATTCTGGACGAACACGACAGGGTAACCGTAGAGCATAGGCGTAGGGCCGTAGGCATTTGCGATGTCGCTGATAGCGTTCCCACCGAGTGCATCAAGCAGTGGTGCAATCGCGTTGTACCAAATCTCCTTGTGCATATACCACTTGGCTTGTGCGGCGTATGTTGGGAGCTTGGCAACCATGCCCTTCAAGTTAGCAAGTGTTGGCGCATACGTGATTGTCTGCCCGGTCGTGAAGACCTGCAAGGACGCGATGTTAGCCTTCGTTCCGTTGCTGCTGTAGATAGCATAAAGGATGCCATCGAGGCCGCTCGTGCTATCGACTGCATTGTTGAAAACAACGCGGTCTTCTTCCTTAGCAAGGACGTACGCCATATCACGAGCAAGGGTTGCACCAAAGTCAATAATCGAGTCTTCTGCCAACTCTTTAGAAACCTGAGTAAGAACCGATGGCTTCTTAGCTACAAGGTTGACCTGTGCAAAAGTCAAGTCGCTTGCAGTGATAGCGGTATTCTCACCCGGGTAGTAGACCGTTGTGCTTGCGGTGGCGTTAGGGACGTTCAAGACATCAGAACTCATCGGGTAGATGCGGCAGTTCTGGCGAGCAATCCCGAACTGCTCACGCAGGTAGATAAGCTCAGAACTCAGCGGATCTGGAACCGTGAAACCACCAGCGGTTGTCGTGCCTTCGGACTGTGCTTTGAGGTTGTTCTTGACCCAGTCAGCAGCCTTGCGGTTGCCCATGATAGAGCGGCCCCACTGGCCCCAGCAGTATGCCTTGTAGTTAGCCTCATCACGAGTACCCGAAAGTGGATTCTTACCAACGCCGCCGGACTTCCATGGCTGCTCAGCTGCAACTTCCGTTGCTACTGGATGACCTTGTCCGAGTGCCTTGATAGTCTCGATGCGCTCTTCAATGCCCTTGGCTTCGGCCATAAGGGACTTGACCTGTGCAAGGTCACCGTTACCGGAAGCAAGCTCCCGCGCGGTAGCAAGCACAGAATCTTTCTGATTCTGCAGTTGTGTTAAATTCATAGTTGTGTCAACAACTCCAGACGAGCCAGTAAGTCCTGGCGCTCGTCATTGTCATGGGCTTTCGCCTCTACTACGATGTCCGGGTTTGCTTCTGGCTGGTCTGCATCCCGCAGAGAATCCCAACACTCAGGAGCAAGTCGCTTTGCAGCTGACCGGCTAAGACCGACTGCATCCCGCAGTCGACGTTCAACACCCCGCAGGGATGCGGGTTGTATACACTTTTTACCGTGCATGGCATACAAGCCCTTTGCACGTTCGGCGAAAGCATCGACCAAGGCATTAGCCATGTCGGCACTTTCGATCACTTCCATAGCACCGGAGAGCGCATCCCAGTAGGCTTCTAGCCCTTCATGAATCAGCTCGCCTTCGGCTTCCTTGAATATCTCAGCGGCATACTCAGCGGCTGACTGCTCAGGCATTGGAGCCATGACCATCTCTTCTTCTTCCATCATAGGCTCCATGCCGTAGTACTCCTTCAGGCTCTTAACGGTGTTGCGATACTCGGCTGGTGTCGGTGTGATCGATGCTTCAGCGATCGGCCAGCGGGTAATCTCAGCGGCACCGCCCATGCTCTTACGCTCTACCAGATGACCGGCAGCACCAGACGAAAAACCCATCTTGCCTTGCTTGCAGAGCTTTGCGATCATGCTGCCGTACTCATCGGCCATGTCTAGTTGCGCCTCATACCATAGCCCGACATCGTCCATCTTGATGTAGCCTGTACCGATAGACTTCTTGCCTACCTGCGCATCCATACCGTGGTGGTAGTAGACGTTGAGCGGTACACGCTGACCCTTGGAAACCGGGAAGCCGTAGTCGGTTTGAGGTGTGAAAAAGTCACCCTCAAGGTCAGCGGTCTTGGTATCGCCAAAGCGCACGAGGTAGCCCTTGACGTAACCAAGCCGGTCGCTCTTAATTCCGTCTACGAATGATGTCAGCAAGTCCATGGCTCCACTATCCCACATACCTAAATTAGCACCTCTGATTGATATTCAAACTCTGGGATTATGTTCAGGTATTCAACACGTACGTTATTGTATTTGGATAAAGCCTCAACGATATCTACTTGGACTGGCAAAACGCTAACCATAATACCTAGAGCTTTGATAAGTTTTTTCGTGTTTGCTACGTCATTCAATGGTTCTAAGTAGCCATCAAAAAATAGTCTTTGATTGTCATAAATCAAATTAGACTCTTGCCCACTTACGGTTATTGTTGCGATGAGCATAGTACGTTGTCCACCATAAATTTGAAGTATTCAAAATCACGCTCAGCAAATGCCAATGGATCTTGTAGTAAAAATTCAATGCCTATTGAAGGAACTTCAGCCCCGGTAAACGATAAGTCTGACATAACTAGACCGGCATAATCTCTGCCCCAGTTATCAACTTTGACATATCCTTGTGGGTGTAGTTCAAGTCTGTCAAGTCGTGTTCTGTAGTTGTAGAATTTTGTTGTTGCTTGCCGTAATGTTGAACTATTGAAATCTAAATAATGGATAAACTCATGGCCACCTATAGTCACGTGATCTTCTGTAAATACATTTTTATTGAGAGCAATTACATTATGTTCTCGTGAGAACCATCCACCAATTCCTTTTCTGCCTTTACCTTCAACAATAAATAATTGATTTGGTTTGACGCCTGACGATACAGGTAGAACAGGTTTTAATGGTCTTTCGTCAATCCATGAGACAACGGTTTGCATTTCACTAACCCACTTTGCGTGATCTGTTTCACTTGCACTAGCGGTTTCATGTGTACGTGTATTAGATCTATTGACTTGTGTTTTGTATATAGATTGATTAGGCGAAACATATTCTATTTGTATAGGTTTTTCAGACTTCAACGCCTCATTCATCAACTTTTGTCTTTGCAATTTCTGTTCGTTTATTTGTTCTGTGAGTTCTTCAATTTGTTTTCTAAGTACAATAGATTCTGTTTTTGGTGCATAGGCTCCTATCTGTAAGAACGCATCCAGATTAAATTCTCCCGGTGTGTCTTCTGAAACATTTTGAAATTGATTATCTAGCAACGATTGGTATTGATTATCAAGAACTTTAAGTTTTGATCTAAGATCAGAGATAGTTTGTTTTGATGTCGCATCAATATCGCGTAACTTATCTCGCAATCTTTCAGCTGTTCTGGTGACAGGTTGCGCTTGCTCTATGACCTGTACTTGTTGAACTGGCTTGACAATTTCAGGCTTCACATCTACTGGCTTAGGTTGTGGTTTAGGTTTTTCAACAACAGGCTTCGGTGCTACCGGTTCTGGTTTCACTACTACCGGCTTGGGTTGTTCTATAGGTTTAGGTTGTGCAGTAGGTGCAATAGGTTTAGGCTTAGGTGATACTGGCGGCTTTGGCTTAGGGACAAATGGTTTAGTTGGAATTCCAAAATCACGTAATGGTTTTACGCGTGTCGTTGGCCCCCAATCACGATTAGGTACAACTTCAACCATTTCATTTAGCTTCATGCCATTTAGATACATTTCGTATCTTTTACGCCCCATGATGGCAAACTTATCTTCTCTAGTTAATCCCGCAAGAATGCTTTCAGGCGTGGCAACCTTTGGGCGGGTATCCGGGATGGAAGAATCGCCGGTTATCTCCGCCCAGGAGAGCGTCTCCGGAATCATCACACACCGGCAGTTCGGATGGCTTGGCATGATGGTATCGGTGGCTTGCAAGGTGCCGGAGAGAGCCAAGCAAGCAAGGCATACCCTAGCATCTTGCGTAGCCTGTCGGCGGTATCCGGTCACTGCGCCATTCTCAGTGTATAGTTGCCGCTGGGCTTCCCGGCTTGCGCGTATCATCTCAGTACGTGCTATCGTCTCTGCTCTTTGCCTACCGATATCAGCCGCCTTGCGTACCCGCCGTGCTACCGTGCGTGGGCCTTCACCGAGGCTGATGCCTTGTATCAAAGCCATCTGCATAGCATCGGTGGTTACTTGGGGGATGGCATCGAATAGGACAGCCAAAGGTGAACCATCGCCAGCGAACCCGACAAAGGCCTGCAAGGCTTCGTCAGGTAGACTTGTCCATGAAGTACCAAGGGTAACCCCGGCGGGCTTTTTACCCGCTGCCGCTTCCACAAGGCGCGGCGTTGC